CTTTGTTCTGCCAGAAGTACTTATATATAAATATCTCTTTACGGTTCTGATTGTTTACTACTGCTAATACATTCTCCACAGCAGTACCTGCCATAGCGATAACATCAGACTTAACGTACGTTGGTACTTGTGATGTTATTTCAGCAGCGTCAAAGATAGCAGTGTCGTTGTCTATGTAGTATTCAGTCAGCCCGGTGTATGTGTTACGCTTGAATGGGAAGTATACGTAGTTGTTAAGAACAATAGGCTTGATACGTCCTGACGCATCGTACTCGGTAGCTGGAGTAATACTTACTGTCTTAGGTGTTAACAACTCCTGACCACGAAGAACGAACTGTGTGCCTTCTGAGAAGATTAACAACTTCTCTTGGAACGGTACTGCATGTTTTAGTATCGCTACTTTTGTGTGACTGATGCCTACATCTATAGGAGCACTATCTAATAACGATAAGACGGTAGTCCTCCAAAAGTTAAAGTATCCATCTGCTTCACTAAATACGATACTGTTATCTGTTAGTAGTCCCAGTCTGTTCTTGAAGAAGAAGATGTCGTTTATTTTACTACCAACAAACGTAGGAGCTGGGTTCGTGTCGTCATCACCTGCTGTTCTGTTACCCCAAGTTGTTGTGTCTAACGTCCACGTGTTAAATGTAGCATCATCAGGCTTCAACTGTAAAGGCATGGTTGTGGCGTTGAATGTAGTCTTTACACCGTATCCTACATCCTCTATCCACGTGCCTTCACCGTAGTGCCACATTACTTCTTTGTCTTCTTTAGTCTCAAACTTTACGTAGTAATCATCTTGTACTAGCTCGGTGTCTCCCTTTACTTTAACACGAAAACCATTGAAAGCTTTAGCAGGTAGGTCAGTAATACTAGCTACTTCTTTATAAACAACACCTAGTCCTTGGTCAGCTAAACCATCCTTAACAGATATATCAAAGTCAGAAGTGCCTGTGATAAGTATGGCAGCATTCTGTTGTTCCATCGTTTGTGATATACCTGATGTAGCAATCTGAGCTGTTGCAGCTGCACCACTACCACCACCACCACTAAACGATATAGTAGGAGCAACTGAGTAACCACTGCCTTGCTTTGATATAACAATCTCTGTTACTACTCCACCCGATACAATAGCGTACCCCGTGGCATCACTAGATGATCCTGTGTTAAATTGTACATCTGGAGGACTCGTGTAACCACTACCACCGTTTGTAATCGTAGTGCCTGTAACAACACCTCCTGTACCTAAAGTCAAAGCTATCTGTGTGGCTATGTATTCAGTGTCAGCATCTTGTCCTGTACCTGCTGAATTACCTGTAGAGTCGTTATCACTACCTTGACCGCCATCGCCACTACGATACGTTCTTTTGTGTCCGTCTATATCAACAGTGTATTCTTTACTGTAGTCACCCAACTTAACGAACACGATAGCTCTGTAATCTAAAGCTGTACTTGTTGTACTGCCCAACGCTACCGTCTGTTCTTTGTTAGCTATAAATGTATAATCAGCAACGGTTAACGCTTTGACGTCTTCTCGTGGGTTGCTGATGTTATCAAGGTAAGTCTGTGCGTCTGCTGTTATAGTTACCGTCTTCTCACTTCCGTCACTAAGATCAAACACAGACAGATCGTTGTTGTCTATTACGGATGCAAACTGCTTGTCTTCGTCTCTATCTATCAGTTGTACAAAAGCATTGTTACTTACTTTACTTGTAAACAGCTTACCAATGTGACGGGTGTTCGGTCGTTTAACAAGTCCTTCAACAACAGTAGCCCAAGCATTTACCTGCTCGTCACACTGACCGGGATACCTAAGATTGTCTGGTTGTTGTGATACGCCCTGAGCTAGGTTAGGTACGCTGTTAACTAATAACGGCATTATCTATCTAGCACTCGTAACACGCTGTAGTCGTCAAATATCGTCCTGTCTGCGTTCTCGGAGTCGCTGTCTATTGCTCTAGCTTTTGCTTCTATCTCGTCCCGTAATGCAAAGCCTTCTATCTCACGACTACCAAGGAAACGATTAGCAAACACACGTGCAGCTTTAACGGTGATGTAGTGTCGGAACTGTTCAGGTATTTCCGTGAAGTCCAACTCAAAAGTAATGGAGGCTTTAACCTCCTTAGTCCATACATCCGTGTGATTCTTCCTATCGTATAAGGTTAGTCCACGCTGTACTGGATCACTATCTGTATAAATTTGTGGGTCTAAGTCTACACGTAACGTATTGTTAGGGAGTGTTATCTTAGATGTTGATGCGTCAGGGGTAAGGGTGTATTCGTGCTCTGTGTTAAAATGCCAACCCTCTGACTGAATGGCTCTGCTCATCTCGTCCAATGTGGACTCAGCTTGAACAACAGTAACTGGTACAGCTGTCCCTCCTAGTGTGTTGACGGGTGCTTCTCCGATGACGCTAATCATCGTGTTTACTGCGTTAAGTTTTGTTGTCAGAGCCATAATATAAAAATACTCGGTAGAAGGGAGCGGAACGAATCACAGACCTCCCAACACCGAGAGAGTGGTTACTTCTGAAGTTCGATAGCACACTCAGGACGGAGAACTCCGTGACCCATAGCGTACTTCGCAACGAAAAGTGTACCTTGACGTTCGATTTGGTACTCAGATTCAGTAGCCAAGTCGAGCAGTTTAACAGTTCCAACAGCAGCAGAATGAGAAACAACACCAAGCGTGTTAGTAAAGTTTCCGTTATATCCTACTCCGCTTCCACCGAACACGTCGTTAGCAGCTTCTCCGTCACCAGTAGAAACAGCAGACAAGTCAGTCGATGGGATGTGGTTGGATTTGTAGATTGTGATACCTGCGATTTGAGGGATCGACCCAGCAGCGATGCTTCCTACACCTCCGACGTCTTTATTGACAGCAGAAGTAGAGATAGCAAGCTGTCCAGCACCACCAGTGATTAACTTGTAGTATTCTTGTGGACGAAGAACGCAGAAACGACCGTCGCTAGGAACGTCATTTTCGTCAAGCTTCTGAGCAGCAGTGAAAAGAGCAGCTGTTAATTCTGCACCAGTTGGATCAGTGTTATCAGTGTCGTCTTCTGAGTCACTTACGTCACCCATTGCATTAGCAGAAACATCAAGGATGCCACCAGTATTACCACCAGTTACGGCAGCAGCAGAACGAGCAGCAGCGATGAACACTTTAGCAAGAGCAGTATCGAAACGAACAGCAAGAGCTTTACCCAACTCGTTAGCGTAGACGCTGCGGATGTCGTAGTGGTTCTTTACGTCGTCGATGTTGCTTAAGAAAGTAGAAGCCAAAAGCATCTTGTCGATAGTGATGACTTTCTCAGCTTTCTTGATGTCGCTTAAGTAACTGTTTCCAGAGTCAGCGATGTTTTCACCGGGTGTATGGTAAGCAGCAGAAGCGATTCCTGTTACAGGGAACTGAGCTGATTTACCGTTTTCGATTGTGCGAACAGTATGTAGTGCTTTAAAGATGTTTGACTCTTCGAAGGTTTGCAGAATTTCTCCGCTAAACTTTTTAAGAAACAACGCATCTGTATCACCAGCACTATTAACTTGTCCAACACGTGAGGGGGATGTATCTCCATTAGCCATGATATATTTTCCTTTATGTTGTAGTTATTATAGTTGTAGTTATTGGTTGGTTGACTCTCACTTCGTTCGTTCACAAGATTGTCTACCGCAGTAGGTCGAGGACTAATTGTCGTAATTGTCTATATAAATATGTTACCGATTACAATAACAGCAATAAATACACCAATTGTCAACACTAGTGCTTTCTCTAGTTTTGTTAACTCACGGTATAACCGTCGTAATCTTTTTAGTTGGAACTCCATTCTTTGCTTCCTTGTAAACGTGCTTCGTATGTATGAACGATATGACATTCCACAATACTACTACGATCAGACTTAGCTTTAGCAAGCGGGAAATTCATCATCCTCTCCTACCAGATGGACCAAAATAAAAGCCTAGTATACAAGGCAGAATTACTGTGCATCCCATAAGGCTGATGTGTCCAGAAGAAATAGTGATCGGCTTTTGAGCTGCTTGCCATTTGAAGAGTCCGAAGAGGATTTCATTGTACCCTTCTCCGTCTGCGTTTGTGACTGTAAGGATTTCTGCGTTGGGATAAAGGGTACATAAGATGATACATGAGCAGAGCGTAGACACCCCGATAACAGCAAGACAACGACGAGTATAAGAAACAAATTCAGAAGTACCTGCTTTAGCGAGTTCAGCTTGGAGTCTAAGAAAATTATCATTTGCACGAGCCTCTCTCGCCATTTCAATATCGTGCTTTTGTTGGCGAGCTTCAAATATATACCCAAACACACCCTTGAGAATAGCACCCATAGCCGTGCTACCCCCACCCGTAATGAATAACATAAGGAGTTCACCCATCTCACTTCTCTACTTTATCACGTAGTCTGTCCAACTCTTTCTCCAAATACTTTAATCTCTCAAACTGTTGATGGTCAGAGGTTATCGGAGCGTCTTGCATCTCCAACAGATGATTAAGGTCTGCTTTGGATTGTTCAGCAAACTTCTCAAGATGCATCATCCGTGCGGACAAA